CTGCAACTTCCTATTTAATTGCGGTTTTGCCTTAAGAAAGCAAGTTCTTGATGCAGCTCTCCTATCATCTCAATCAGCTTGAGATTTTGTTGTCGAAGCTCATCTACGGTAGCTTCAAGATGCTGGATTCTATCCATCATCTTTAATATCAGCTTCGTTTTCTTAAACATGGCATGCAAGAGTATTCCCAAAAATAAGGATAATAATTCTATTATGATTCAATTTGATACCACTCAGCGCAAAGACATGCATCAGAAAGTTCTTAATCTTCGTGAAGCTCGTAACGACATACGATGGATTATTGCTTTGATGATTGCAGGATGCCTGTCCCAAGTCGTATTTATGAAGTTGTGCTATATGTTTGGACAGTATTTATTCGTCGGTATTTTTCATTGTGTCGGTTATTTTTATCTTGGACGAGCCTATGCAGCATGCAAGCGTCGTTTAATTAAAGCACAAGATATATATGCCGATACCTTCAGTCTCGGAAAGCTCGGATGATACTACCATCATCTATACGTATTACCGCCATGGATGTGTGTTGATTACCCCATCCCTGGAAATCGCGTTTATGCGTAATGATGGTTCTTTCCCAGTAACATTTGAACGAAAGACCTATGGATCCGAATGAAACTCCCGACTATAAATTCTATAGCGGTGACATTTACTTATCTGTTCGTGTAACAGTTTCCAAAGTCGAAGCACATAGTATTGAAGAGGTAGCTGACTCCGGTAAGGATGCTATTGCTAACCTCCTTCATCAGCTTCCCAATGTGGCAGTATCGTTAGATGACCACGACCTATGTGAAGTTAATCGACGTCCTGATTTTTGGGATAAGGTTGATGAAGCTTACGATAGGCGTAAAGATGGCATCTAATGCAAAGCGTCATATGTCTGATGCTACTTCGACGATTTACAAATGTGTCGTAATTCGTAAGGGCAATCTTCGTACTCCCTTCTACGCACATACCACTCATCTAGCTAAGCAGAACGCACAATGGTTTGTGCGTAGCAATAGGCTTGAGGAGTACACCATTACCGATCCGGTAGAAGTATTTCAGAATAAACCGTATAGCTAATTTCGGTATGTCTGTATTGTGACTATACCAATACCCTATCTTTGACAACATTGAAGGGTTAGAATGTACTGGCAACAGTTTTATCTGAATGTGAGTGTTACTCACGACATAGCAATAAGCTATATTAGCACAGAGAAATAATATAGTCTAGGATTCGGTAAGAGAGGCTTCGGTCTCTCTTACTTTTTCTTACCCGTTCTCTTCTTTGTATTGCGGCGTTTAGTTGTGGTTTTCTTACCCTTCTGCATGCCGTTGCGAGCACGGTTCTTAGATTGTTTTTCCATAACAATCTTACCGCCTTTGGTATGGGAGGCGTCTAAATTATCACCATTACCATATGTACCAGCGCGACGGTTAGCTCTATTAGCAGCCACGCGTTTCTCTACCGCTGAACTCTTTTTCTGGTACTGAGCATCATACTTCCGCTTTCGTTCTATGCTACGTTTAGTCATACCACGCTTCTTATATGAGCGTCCTTTACCAGCGAGACTGTTTCGTGCCATATCAGATAGTATTCAGCACTAATTTAACTCTTTTACCTTCAATTTTTAGCACCATGAGTACTGCTAGCAACTTCGTTAAAGTCGTATCTAACGAAATCAAAACTGACCGCAATGGTCGTAAGTATAACCGTGTTCTTCTCGAACAACTCCAAGGTCGTGATGAGATTGCTGACCCTATGACGGGTGAGGCTCTTCTTATTATCGGCCCTGCATTGACTGTCAATGTAACTGGCTACGAAGTCCCCTACCTCTATGAGGAAGATGACGTCAATGCAAAAGCAGATTACCTTTGGAACGCTCGCTCAGGCCAGGCTATCCAAGGGTGTATTGTACGTGCTCAAGTACAGCCGTATATGATTGGTGACCGCTCTGTAAATTCCGCTACGGTATTTGTTCAGGGTGATCCCAATGCGTCTGATTTTGATATGCGCAAGAACCAAGCGTTTGAGCGCAGTGGGCGCACTCCTGTAAACGGTAACATCGTCAGTATGACAGGAGGTGGACGTGTCGTTGTTCCAACCAGCGAGTCCATTATCATCGACTAATTGTTGCGCGTGGTTTGACCGCAACATAAACGAGAGGGGGGCTATGGCAAGATAGTCCCCCTTTCTAATTTCCACCCTCATGCCTCAGATTGTACCAACTAAACCAAATGAGTTAGTCTACCGTGATAAGAACGGTAATGAATTTGCCATCAGCTCACTTAGCGATGGTGACCTTCAGGTTGCATTAACTGATATGATACACCGCAAAGCCAAGCACAACCACAAGATGCTCAAGATGTTTGCGGTAGGTGACACGCTCGGTCAAGTTGCTAAAGCACTTCACCAAGAAGCGTCTAAACGTAATTCTCAAATTGAACCCTACTACAAAATGCAGATACAAGCCGACCAAGACGGTTTGCGCTTTGTACAACCAGAAGTAGACGTAACTATCGAAACCGATGAGTAGAAGCAAATACACCCCCACAGTTAGGGCAACACTCAAGTCCTTGATGCTCCAATACTTGTATCAAGGTATGGATATTCCTACTGCAGCACTACACACTGCAACTGAACTATCTAAACAGTATGCAAACATCGGCTCATACAATCGTGGAGGCGTACAAGCTGTATACTATCAAATGCGCGAACCAGAGCTTGAGTTTGTTGACCCTAGAGGTAACAATGACCAAGTAGCTGTGCCAATATCAGCCACTGTAAAGGAGGTTTCATTTAACTTCGATGGTCTAACCATCAAAGTAACAACTGGTTGAAATACATAGTCGCACCTGCATCTATATCACCACCTCCTTCTGTTCACTATCATCAAATCGCTCTCATCGATGCCTTATTCCAGCTACAGGCTACAGGCTTCATGTATATCGATTTGGAGACGACAGGTTTTGATTTTCTCAATGATGACATACTTACTGTTCAGCTTGCTGTAAACGCAGATGACCAGTTTGTATTCATCATTGGAGAAGGTCTTAGTGTGGAAGACTTACTGCCTACTATCAGTATGGCAGGAATGCTTGTAGGTCACAACATCAAGTTTGATCTCAAGTTTCTCAAGCGCCATGGCTTTACAGCCCGCAAGGTGTTTGACACTATGATTGTAGAGCAAATCCTTACCAATGGTACCAACCAACGAGCTTCACTTAAACATGTGGCTCAACGGTATTGCCAAGCGAACTTGGACAAGGCTGTACAATCTACTTTTTCACGCACGTCACAGCTTTCTGAGCGTCAACTTCTGTATGCCCTTGACGATGTAGTATACCTTCCTACTATTGTCAAGGCTCAGATAGAATCGCTCCAGGAGCATGACCTTATGCCTATCGCTCAACTTGAGTGTAGCACTGTTCTCGCATTTACTGATATTGAGTTCAACGGTCTTGCAGTAGACATAGACCGATGGAAGAAACAGGTTGACGAACTCTCGCTTCAAACTATTGAGTTAGAGAAGTCAATGAATACCATGGTTGATACAGATCCTACTTTTGAATCTGTACGCAGCAGCACATTTCAAACTGACTTGTTCCTTGCTGATACAGACGTAGCAGGCACTCGTATTAGGTGGGATTCACCTGCACAAGTGCTTCGAGTATTCCAATGCGTCGACTCTAAGCTACTGTCTTTTGGCGACCAAGAAATTGGTAAGCTGCTACACAGGACTCCCTTAGCACCTTTGATGAAGGAGTACAGGGAGAAGAGTAAGAAAGTGTCGTCATTCGGTGACAGCTTTCTAAAAAATGTATTTAGCGACGGTAAGGTACACCCTCGCTTTATTCAGATTAAGAGAACCGGTCGTGTCAGTTGCAAAGAACCAAATATGCAACAGATACCTGCCGACAATAAGTACCGCAATTGTTTCATAGCTGACGAAGACTGTGTCTTTGTATCAGCTGACTATTCTTCGCAAGAGCTATGCATTATTGCTCACGGTAGTAAAGACCCTGTATTCAACGAGGCTTTGACTAGTGGACATGACTTGCATTCTGTTTGCGCAGAGCTTGTGTTTGGTGATGATTGGAAGAAGGCTGCTCTCGACGACTGTGCATACTATGCCGGCAAGAGAAAATGTGACTGCCCTTCTCACAAGTCCTTACGTACTGCTGTCAAGAGTATCAACTTTGGTCTTGCCTACGGTATGGGGCCAAAGAAATTGTCTGAACAAATGGGTATTACTATGCGCGAAGCAAGTACACTCATAGACAAATACTTTGCTGCATTCCCTAGCATCCGAAAGTTTCTTGACGATCAGAGTAGATATGGTGTGCGTAATGGTCATATCAAAACGTTTGCCCCTTGGGGTCGTATACGTTGGTTTGATGACTGGAGTCCTGGCTATATGGATATGGCTACTAAGGGCAGGATTGAGCGTGTATCTAAGAATACCCCTATCCAAGGTACCGCTGCTGACATGACTAAGCATGCACTGGTACTATGTCACAAGTATATCCATGACAACAGTCTTGATGTACAGCTCGTTATGACTGTTCATGACCAGATTGATACAACATGTCCTCACTACTACGCAGAGACATGGGCAACCAAGCTCAAAGAATTAATGGAACAAGCCGCCTATAATATCATGGGCAATGACCTACTCAAAGCAGAGGTCCAGATTACACAGAAATGGAGCAAATAACTTATCACCGACCAGCGCGTTTGCCTAGGAAGTCATACTACACGATGAACCAACATCAACGTATGATTTATTGGGTAGACTATCTCAACCGTTTAGTTCTTTTCCTTGCCTCAGAAGAACCACTAACCCCCTTACAACAGAGGCACATTACGACAGAAATTCACGACGTAACCCAATACATTAAATTATTTAGCCATGCCCAGACAAGGACAACTCCGAGCCGGATTAACAACCAAGCAACAACTGTTCGACGTACCCGTGCCTCAAGCAACGAGAACGTACGGACCGATAGCAAATCGTGAACTATATGATTTCGTAAGAAATACTGTAAGCTCACACAACCTGAACATCACCAATGAAGATTTCATGGCTGATGCTGGTGGTAAAGTCATGCTGTGCCGTATGCATATACAAAGCAATGACTTGGAAATGGACCAGATGATTGCTTTCTGGAACTCCTACAACAAGACCAAGGCAGTAAGCTTTGCTACTGGCAGTATCGTACGTGTATGTGCCAATGGAATGATGTGGTCTGACGGCCCCATGGGTAGGTATCGCCATTACCGTGATCGGTGGCAGCATATCCAAACGCAGCTTGAAGAAGCTATTGGTGGTTGCCAGGAGAAGTTTGAGCAGTGTAAGAAGCTTCGCAAGGCATGGAAATCTATGCCTATCGATTACAATAACACTGCTAAGCTTGCAGGCCAACTGTACTTTGATGACATCATTAGCCCTCGTATGCTAAGCGATGTAAAGCGTGAGACTACAGAGAGTAATAACTTCAGCTATGTAGATGCTGACGGAGTCTTGCGCGGCAACGTGTGGAAGTTCTATAACAACTGCACAGAAGCATTAAAGCGTAGCTCTGCATCTACATATGCAGAAACTCATGATAGACTCACCAAGAGACTGATCAGGGTTACAGGTGTTGAATTGTAATGGACATTAGACAACTGGCAGAAGTCAAGGCGGCATTGAAAGATGCTGCTGAGACTTCTCGTTCACTAATCGACAGCAGCCGTAGTAAAGACACATACACATTTGCTGTCTACCGCGCCCGTCATCCTCGGGCTAATAACAACGAGGTATACTATCATCTCGTGGACATGAGTACTCGCAAGACGCTGTGCTATATGCGAGACTTAAATAATCTAATCAAGCATGCTAAGACTCACGGGATTGCTGAGGAATCTATTGTGCTTCATTTACGTCAAGAATAATGGCTCATGCGTATCATCACTCTCTGTCTACTGTACGTAAGTGGGGTGGTTCTCCTAATGATTATCTCTCAATACATGAATGGATTGATGCCTCCAAAGTGGCTATGGCTGATCATAGTCACCGCGCTCTTCGGCATCATAGTCTCGGAGTGTATTGGTGCGAGGAAAAGTTCGGAGTAACGGTCACTAACTCTAATGGAGTAGAGATTCCCGTCCGACTAATTGCTGAGCAGCACATCATTGAGGACTTAGGTTTTATTCCAACAGTACAGGACTGGCTTCAGAACATCAAGAAGAAGTTCTGGATGACCGGTACCAAATTGAATATGCCTGATGAAGAGATGCCCAACATGCAAACAGAAGATAAAGCAAAGGAAGAAGGCCAAGCCAAAACCTCAGCCAAAGTTTAGACACCGTGCTATTTACAGCAGTTGGATTACGCGATGTCAGAAGCAGCTCGACAGAACCGGTCTCGTATATGAAAAAGAGTGTATGGAAATAGCTCTACCGCTATTCCATGAAGCTCGTGATGTATTTGATACTGGTGCTGTAGATGATGCTATCGTCATTCTAAAAAAGGCTCGTGCCAAGTTTTGGCAGGGCGAACGCTGGTGGTACGGAACTACTTGGACTACCCGTAATAACCCGGATATCTGGCTACCAGATAGACAACCTAATTTCTTTTTTTAATCATGGAAAAGATCCCGAGAGAAATACTAGATCTAATTGAAGACTTGTATAAGCGTGTAGATATAGACCCTCGTGTCTATCCCATAATCCAAGCCAAGTGGAGTGGTTGTGGAGATAGCGGTGGTTTAGAAGAGATACACTTCCTGTCTGTGGCAGGCGCTGCTAAACTGAAAAGTACTGTTGGCGCCTACAATCCTCCAGACTCATATGGTGAGCATGCTCACGAATATTGGCATGGAGAAAAACAGGAACGTGAGAACATTACTAGGCCTGATGCTACACCGTTTTACTGGTATCGTCTAACTAATGGAGTACAGCACCTAATAGGCTATGAGTTCAGCCGGTACATCTACGAGAAATTCGATCTGTGTGAAATCAATGATGGCAGTCATTGCACAGCATATATAGAAATGCCACATGGTAATATCTGGGGTGGTGCATGGCATTGGGAAATGCAAGAAATCGACGGCACCCAAATCGAGTATGAAGATTGACCAGAACCGTCTGAAGAGACAGCAGCAAGTGATACAACGATGGACCAAATGTGGACGTCGTGGTACACTTGAGGCAGTTACTGGGTTTGGTAAAACCTATGTCGCTCTGCTGATACTCAAGGACTTACATGAACAGAAGCCAGATGGCACAGCGTTAGTTATTGTACCGACAACTAACCTAAAGAAGCAGTGGTCTGATAAGTGCGAGGAGATGGGACTTACAAACGTCACCGTCCTTGTCATCAACACTGCTGTGAAGAGAAGTCACACGTGTGATTTGCTTGTACTTGACGAGATACATAACTATACTTCGGAAGTCTTCGGCAAGATCTTCGAGCAGGCAACCTACAAGTATATCTTGGGGCTGACTGCTACACTAGACCGAGAAGACATGCGGCACTATCTCATTGAGAAGGTCGCACCAGTTATAGATACTGTTACCTTGAAGGAAGCTGTTGAGAACGCATATGTCTCAAAGTTTCTAGTTCTTAACCTAGGTCTGCGAATGAGCGACCAAGAGGAGAAAGAGTACAAGGAGATAGTAGATCAGTACTACAAGCACTTCGCACTATTCAATAATCGTTTCAACATCGCTATGTCTTGTATGCAAAATGCTAGCTACAGATATACCTACACTAAAACTCTTAGTGGTTGGAATGAGACTGAGGTACTGAATAAAGCACGAGCCTGGCACCGAGCAATGCAGTCACGTATGAGATTTATATATAACTCTACTACGAAACAAGATGCTGCCAAGGCTCTCATTGAGATGTACGATGTACCAACTATTACGTTTAGCCAAAGCGTAAATTTTGCAGTCAGCTTAGATAAACAGACACAGCCATGGAGTAAAGCCTACCATAGCAAGATTACTAAGTATAAGCGTCAAGCTATACTAGAAGATTTTGCTGATCCTCGTACCGATACACGTATCATTCATACGGCACGTGCTTTGGACGAAGGCTTTGATGTTAATGGCATAGAGCTAGCTATTGTATGCAGTGGGTCTAGCACACCACGTCAAGACCTACAGCGTACGGGTCGAGCAATCCGGTTCCAGCCGGATAAGCTTGGCGTCATCGTTAACCTTTATTTGAGAGATACCCAAGATGAAAAGTGGCTTAAAAAGCGACAAACAAAAACTACTGGAGTCCAGTACGTCCACTCCCTACAAGAGATTTCCGGTCTCGTCGGGAACGCTTTACTCAGAAATCCTTCTGCTTATCACGTCTAACATCTGTGAGCCTGATGACTTACCTTGGAAGTTTCAGCTTCACCTAGATGAACAATACAATACAGTTGCAGCCCTACCAGATATTAAGGAGAACCTATTTATGGTAGTCAAGTCTCACACTTTTACCAAAGTGAACGATGGTATCTGCGCTTGATAAATATGTAGATGTACTGCTGAAGCTTGACATCAACCCTGTACAGTTATTCTTTTGCCAGATTATATATGAACGCAGGCTCGATCTGCTATATAAGGTTGCACAAGAAGGCTTTCATTTCCATCCTCAACACCTTCAGGATTTGGAAGAGAAAGGTTTGGTAGTCAACACCAATCCAGCAGGTGACAATGTGTTTGCAGATTACTATGAAGTCACAGCTAAGTTCACTCGTCTATTCTACAGTGCAACTAAGCAAGATGGCGAAGAGTTCTGGGGCGCATACCCACCCTACATAAATATTCAAGGCAAGAAAGTTCCTGCTAAGAGTGTAAACAAGGAAGAACTTGTGCGTTGGTACCACCAAAACATTGGTACTATATACAACCACAAGGAAGTCTTGAGTGCATTAGAATATGCTGTAGCTAATAAGCTGATCAATCAACGTATCGATAAGTGGCTTGAGTCAGAAGCTTTTGTAGATATATGGAAAATTATGGCACAGGAACCTGACGAGAAGATGCCACACGAACGCATACTCTGATGGATAAATCCACACTGGAGATATTACCTATGCACGAAGCATTGGAACGAGCCGGGGGTAGTATAGAATGCTACCTCAACGGCTCTGTTCCTGTGCTGAAGACACGATGGCAGAAGGTCAACAAGTCTTTGTTAGGAGGATTTCAGTTTGGTATGCTGTATGTAATTGCAGGAGCTAGTGGTCACGGTAAGAGTATGTTTCTAAACAACCTTATCCGTGACTTCACCAGCCCTGCTTTAAACGGAGATAAGCCTACTAAGATTCTGCACTTCACCTTTGAGATGAGTGCTGAGATGGAGATACTGCGTAGGGTCTCTGCCCTTAGTAAGGTTGGCTTAGACAAGATGTTGCAAGCCGATCAATCTCTTACGGATATAGAGAAGACTCTTGTTCATGACAAGATTCAGCAAATCAATGAACCCAACGTATCATTTGTTGAGACACCTGGCAACAGGTTTCAGATAGCAGATGCTATATGGCGGTTCATTGAAGCGCATCCGGACAATAAGTATGTTGTTACGCTAGACCACACACTGCTGGTTACTCCTGTAAATGGAGAGAACGAAGTACAGACTCTTGCTGAACTGGGTAAGCTATTTATCCAACTACGTAAAGAGTATGGTGTTATGGTACTGTTGCTGTCACAGCTTAACGACAAGATAGAAAGTGAGCAAAGACGGAACCCAGATAGTCCTGCGTTGCACTACCCTTTGAAGACAGACATACATGGTAGCAAACAGTTGTACCATGCTGCTGATGTGGTAATGGTAATACACCAACCATGTCTATTAGGGCTTACTCACTATGGTAGAAACAACATACCCACCCAAAATCTAATAGCACTACACTGCCTAAAGAACCGACACGGTCAGGCTAGTATCGTGCTACTTAAAAATAATCTTAGACATGGAACATTCGAAGACTGGGACGCTCCAAGTGAAAATGCTCAAGGATCCCGTCCCCGATACGGAGGCTGAAATTGAGGTGCCATACGGCACTATCCTAATTAAGCGGTACCAATCGTATAAAGACACTGACCCCTTTGAGGATTCAGTTATGTCAGCGGTTCTATTGCTACCAGGTAATATCGTCAAGCATTATCTGAAGGATGACAACATCGAAATCATTCCTCACAATAGGCTCTATACACTACAGGGCTATGATATTTTGAATGACCCAA